AGCGAGGATCTCTAGCTCGATTGCATCAATGTCCGGTGATGGATCAAAGACCCACTTAATGTGTGAGCCTCTCTCATTCAACAATGGATCGAAGTAATGTGAGTCTGCATCCAAGTATGTTTCAACCTGTTGCTGTGGTAGTCCAGTCAAACCTGCAACTGTTCTAAACATCTGAGTAATGGGGTCGGTATCCGCCGAGAAGTAAAGAGTCGGAACTCCTGTCTTCAAGGCGTATACCAACGCCATCAAACTCTTACCTGAGTTTGGTTGACCTGCGATAAGACACAACTGTGACTGACGGAATCGCATACCATGCTGTCTAAGTCCAGCCCATACATCAGGTAAGGGTTTAGCAGAGGAGCTTGTGCTGTGAACTGCTTGCAGTAAGTTCAACATTATGCAGCAATACTCCTCAATCTTTTTAGTTTCAATTCTTCACGGATCCTTCTCCGTTCTATTGCAGAAGTTCCTCCCCAAAAATGGAAGTCTTCATTATGTAATGCCCAGTTGAAACAATCTTCTAGAAGTGGACAACTTGCACATACATTACGAAGTGTTTCGTAATGGGTGAAGTCTCTTTCCTCTGTGCAGAAGTGTTCGTTGCCGATAGAAGCACAAGCTTCGGTGCCGGTAAAGGCAGGGTAATTTGGTTTACCCTGCCTCACCAACGATATTAAGAAGCGTTTGCTCTGAAGTCGCATTGCTGGCCCTGTGGTCGTGAGCAAGCATAGAAAGCACGATAAGGCTTTCCAGAAGCTTTGGCAGTTCCAGCAGGAACTAACTTGGCTCCTTCTCCATGCTTACAGACTGGGCCGTTAGAAGGGGCAGCATTCGCTGGCTGACCCCATGCATCTTGTGGTGGCGTGATTACGGTTGCATTGAATGACTGTGCAATCGCTTGTGTGGTCATTGGTTGAGAGCCACTAAAGGCGTTAGCCATGGCTTGTAGTAGTGACTCGGCACCACTTGGATCTAAAGCTTCTGCTAATTTCTGTGAGAAGCCTTGATATGTTGCATCTGCAATGACAAAGATTGTTCCATCGTTTGTCTTTGTTGATACTTGAAAGCCTAGTTCGGCCATCTTATTTCTCCTTTATGTGTTTGATGTTGAGTCGGACTGATTCTTTGCCGACTGGTTTTTTAGGTACGAAGCCCAAGAGTTTCTCTACTTCCTTCTCATCGATAGATGCACGACCTGCGACAGTAGTCCAACTAATGTCGACCCCACTTCGTGTCCTACCGAAGATGCCTTCGAGTGAAGCTCGAAGACTCTCACGCTTCGCTTCCAGATCATCGATCTGGTTTCCTATTTGTAAGAACAACAAGGCATTGTTGTCCACCTCAGTATCTTCGATCTCGACTTCCGAGGTTTTGTTCAGTTCTTTTTTTAGTCCAGTACAACCCAACTCCCCAGAAGAGTCGTAGAACTTACAATAGAACTGACAGTAGCTGGCATCCTTTTCAGGTTCAGGTGCATCGGCTGCATTCTTAATACTCTCAAGCCAAGCCAATGCTTCTTCAGCAATGGTTGGATCGTAGTCTTCAGTATGAACCTTTACATCTCGTTCATCACCATCCCGGGCTATGGCACACAAGTTAACGGTCTTAACTTTGTAACCGTTTTTCTCCAACAAGTAGCCATATGTATGAACTTGCCAACGCTGGTTCTTCGATGGGAAGTAACTAAGGTTCTTAATCTTAGTTGTCTTCCAGTCAACGACTGCACCAGTTTCAGGAATGAATAGATCTATATGGGCTTTCATTCCATTGTATTCGACTTCGGTCTCAACTAGATACTTCTTACCATCCGGATCCAAAGCTTCGATTGATTTCTCAATCTCTGCATGGATGGCCGTTCCCATGATGGCTGCTAGTTTGAGTTCGTTGTCGTTAGTTTCGGCTTGTCCATTTAACCGAAACCAAACCTTGCGTGAACAGCCACCAAGTTCTGATGGCCCTATCTGCACCTGAGTGCTACGAGATTTACTTGCATCCTTAGCTCGTAGAACTTGGATAAGTAAATCTTTGATCTCACTCATCTGCTACACCTTTCTTGATGTCTTCTTGCACCTTGTTATAGGCTGTCCAGAATAGTGCATAGTAAGAAATATCAAAAGGAAAAGTCTTCATATGCGTGACCAATGCACCGGTGTGTGCATAGGCTTGGATCCCTGCTTCTTTCAGTAGATTGAAGAAGATAATATCTTCGCCAATAAACTTATCTTCCGTAAGATCATTCTCGTGGAAGAAACTTTTATCCGGGAACTTCTCCCTTAGCTTTGGAATAATTGACTTGTGCATCAACACACATCCAAAGCCAGCAGAGTCAATCGGAATGATTTCATTCTCTGGTATTGGGTGTATGTATTCAATCTCGTATTTACTTCTACCTTCTTTGAAGATGGTAGGCATCGGAACCGGTAGGTTATTGATGCTGTCTTTCCAGACAAAGTATACGCCAGATACAACAGGTCGTGAGACCTTATCTGCTGCATCCCATAGAGTCTTGAGGACTTCTTTAGTCAGCACAATATCTGAATCAACCCATAGCAGCCAATCAGTTTTAGATTGGTCTGCCCATAGATCGAACAACTGCATACGCTGACGAGAGATCTGATTACCCTTGACTCTCATTGCATTGTTGATAGGCACACCAACTGTGTGTGCCATAAGCATCGTGTATACAAGTCCTTCTGTGAACTTGCCATCAGTCACACCGTTGTCACACCATGAGATTGATAAAGTTTCTTTACTACTGTGTGGCAACTGGTGACCTTTCATCTTGCATAATTTTGATTGCATACTCTAAGCCATCTACTAATCCCTGATTGTATTCAGATGTTGGTGGAGGTTCAACAGCCTTTATCTTCTTTGTAAATTGATCTATGTAAAAATCTTTAAGCAACATTCTGTAGCCCCTTAATGTATTGCTCTGCCAGTTCGGAGATCTTCGCTTCTCCATCGAGTGGTTTCCAGATAATCATTACACCGGGCAAGATTAAATTCTTTTCCTCGGGCAATGGAACTAGGTTAACCATTGTGTCTGCCATGAAATCTTTTTCATGCATCCAATCTACAAGATCAAACTTTGCGAGCTGATACTTAGTCGACTCGTAAGCGTGATCCCACCATACAGATACTGCTCCCTCATTGCTATAGGAAAATCCCATTACCCATGGATGAGGGCGGAATGAACGATCAGAGAACTCGGACATTTGTGCATAAATCGTGTCGACCTCTATGAGTTTCTCGTTCATGGCATAAGTGTGACACACAGGACTGACAAGCATTCATACATTTTGCGAAGCTCGGAGTGTCGTGATATTGTCCGGCTACCTCGCAAGAGGTGGGGCAGAAACTTCAAGGCGACACTATACGGTGTAGCACCTAACCACCATAATTTTTATGGGGGGTAGGGGGGCATTTCTTCTTGCTCCTCTGCCGGTGTAGTTTTGTGGCACAAAAAAAGAGGGGCCCCCGAAGGGGCCCCATCTAGTTACTATTAAGTTTTAGTCTGCATCTTCTGGATCTGTATACAGAGCTGCTAATGTCTTTTCATTCTCGATCTTCTGAGCCTTCAAAGAAAGTCCTGTAGCTGCTGCAATGAAAGCCAAGATTGCTTCCTGTGGAATGTCTGCATAGGTTGCAACTACTGCTACCAATGCCTGAATGAGACCAGCCCATGCGGCTGGGTTCTTCATGAATATGTTGATCTTCATACTTAGTCCTCCTTTGGACTTATGACTTAAAGACTGGCTTACCAAAGCCAACTACTGTCACAGATTGTGAGCGGCGTAGCTTTGAACCATTCTTCTTTTTGAAGGCACGAACCTTCAGGCAGACTTGTCCACCATTGCGTTGGTCACCCCTTTTGTCTGGGGCTGTATTGCCTTCGACACAGGTAACAGTACCATCGCCATTGTCCTTGACCACGATACCGACATGAGAGATGCGATCTACTCCATCGTTAGGGAAGTCCATGAAGCAGATGTCTCCGGGTAGAGGGGTCGCTTCATCGCTGGCCTTCTCCCATTGATCCTTCTTCATGAACGCTGTAGCCCCGGCGACTGTGGATACACAGTTAGGGATCTTTAGTGCAACCTCTGAGGCACACCAGTTTACGAATGAACCACACCAAGGCAGGAAGTTAGCCTTAGTAAAGGCTCCATACTTGGTCTCGTTATTCTTTGGGCCCTCGATCACTCCGAGTTCACCCTTTGCTACTGCAATAAAGTCTGCTCTTTGACCCATGATTAGTTCGCCTTCTTATCTACTTTGGCAAATGCTTCATTGATCTCTTCGGCTGATAGCGTTCCATCTGCTAGATAGAATCGAGCTAGAGCTTCTAATACTCGTGCTGCACCCAAGGCACCTGCAAGTACGGCTGCTTGCCATACCTCAATGCCAACGAGTGATCCAGCACCAATGACTCCCAATGATTCTGCTGCAATTACTGCAACGATCCTTGAAAGAATGCTTTTTAATGTATTCATTATTCATCATCCTTTGGGTTACGAAATGGGTAGCTAATGCACCATGCAAGGAATGTTCCCCAGATGGCGATACCTACGATCTGCTTTGCTGAACCATCAAGGACTACCCATGCAATACCCATGCCGAGTAGTGTCCATAGCTGATCCAACATATCTCTAAAGAAGTTCTTCAAGGTTTTCTTCTCCTTACACTTTTGCCTTCTCTACCGGATGCGGCTCCGCCGCCACCTGTAGATCCACCGCCAGAGGGGGTTCTAGTTGTGGATGATGCCGCCATACCGGCGGCTGTTACTGCTGCTTGTCCTGCGATAACTGAAGCAACAATAATCTTTTCTGACTCTTCTCTTTCTTCATCACTCATGTCGGCACCAATGCTTGTGATAGCAAGCAGGGCTTGAGTAGGATCATCAAAGATGGCAGAGATAAGTTCTGCTGGACTCTCTAATAACACAAGTGCAGCAGCCACTTCAGCAGTAATAACTACTTCGTTACCTTCTGAATCTTGACGAACTTCAACTGGTGTTTCAGGTGGCAAGTCTTCATAAGTCAGACCTGCTTCTTGGATTGCTTCTGCTGTTACTGCTTCACCTGAAGCAGCAGCTTCTTCAATTATATTTTCTACAACAGCCTGTCGTTCTTCCGGTGTTGATTCTTCCGTTGCTACCATTGGTGGATCAGGTTCGATAGCAGGAGGTTCAGGTTGAGGAAGTGGTGCAGGTTCTGGGGCAGGTTCTGGAATAGGTTCAGGGTTTGGCTCTGGTTGAGGTTCAACAGGTAATGGAGGTTCAGGTTCCGGTTCAGGAGCTGGTGGATCAGGAACTACCTCTGGCTCGGGAGCAGGAATTGGAACAGGCTCTGGCTCAGGCTCTGGCACAGGG